TTAGATCTCTTTCGAGGCAATTACTCACCTCAGAGGTCTTGTGCTTGTGTGAGCATTTGTGTCAAGTCTTTCTGTGTGATCTTCTTAGGCTCTGCAATAATCATAATGTCAAGCTCAAGAGTTGTGTTGACCAAACGGCTGTTTTGCAAGTTGTTTGCAAATACTCCGATAAGAAGATCAGTAACAACGTCATATCCTTCAGGATGTAGGTCAGGCGTACCATAGCCCGTTCGCTCGTAACTGAATTCGCCAGTTGGTGTGACAGTACTCTGGTGCGAGTACATGCATAGTACGTTTGGTGATGCAATCCCAATATCCCTTGCTAGCTCATAGGCTGTTGTAGTTGCAAATGCTGTAACATCGCTTTGCTGAGCTGTGTTTGCTGGAATCAATGCAAGGTTTTCTTCATTTAACCAAGTTGGAAAATCTGCGTCATCAGTTGGAACACGGAATTGAAATCGAACTTCTTTGATTGCAAGTCCTTCATTTTTTACAATTGACACATAATCGGACAAATCGACACGTCCATAGACGAGCGCCGTCGCACCAACTGCGTTTGTTGTAAATTCAAGTCTGTCTCTGAGAATAATGTCTCCTTTGCCTTTTGCCATTGTATCATTTCCTATTTTGGGTGGAGGGATCGGAGAGTTTCAGTCGAACTAAGCCCGAGCCAGACGCGTCTCTCTTCACCCTCCAAGCTGTAAAAAGTAAAGTCGGTTTATAATTTACACTACAACCTCGGATTCTATCTTCTCGGAGCGAAGCGACGCAGGTGGCTAGCCATTGTAAGTTTCCCCGCACACCCACCCGTTGCGAAGAAGCCTTCGCATAAAGAGGCATCGCCTCGACAAAAAAAATCAGGTCGGCCGTACGGGTTAAATAGGTAAAACCCCTAGGACAATCATGGCCCGAACCACAGCCTATTTAGAATTGAAGCCCGAGACTGTTTTGGAGTTGATCGATGTGATGAACGACATATACAATCATGAACAACCAACTTTGCAGCTGGAACATTTTATTCAAGTGCATCACCAGTTGCTAGATATGAAAGAACGATTGCACTGGTGTGAGAAATGTAACGAGAAATACTTTGACCATCGATCAGGACAATACAGAATGGTTTGCGAACCTTGTGAAACGGAGGCTGAAGAATGAAGGTACGACGTGAAGTTAGTTTAACACCAGACACATATGAAATATCCATGCGTATGCAGAATTTTAGTCAATGGGTACGCATTGGACTGCGTGAACACAAAACAGGCAACAATCTAGCGACGGAAACATTGCGTCGCATACGATTTGCAAACGCAGCTTTGACACTTGCAGCTGAAGTTATTGAATTGCGCAAAATGCTAGAGATCGAAACCGATGAAGACCCGACTATTGTTATGGGTAATGTATTGCATGAACAAGAAAAACAAAAAACACTCGAGGACTTTGCATGATACCGATAGATTTTGTTGACGATCAATGCGAAGATTGTGGTTGTAAATTTCAACGTGCAAAGTACGATGAAGGTACTCATCGCTGTAAATCATGTGAACATGTTTACACATTGCGCCGCATTGCAGATGCGCTTGAATATTGGATAGGGTCGCTTTGAAGCGCGTATGCAGCGTTGCTGGTTGTCTAACGCGTTTGTCATCCTGTGATGGAAGAACGCGTCTAAAATGTGCGCGTTGTTGTAGGCTAATTAGAGCCAAACGTAGGCCATCATAACATAATCGAGTGCAACCGATCCAAATAAACCAACCACTGTAGTAATTGAAAGAAATATGTTGAACTTCATCAATGACTCCAAACTTGTCTCTTTTGCTTCTTTCTTTTCTTGTCTTGCCATTAACCACTCAGCAAACTTTGTAGTTGCGGTTTTCTTTTCTTCAATTGCAATTTCTTCGTTTTCCATTTTTAAAACATCCTTGTATTTCCATTATCGGCATACTTTAGTGGAATCGGATCGGCACGAACTGCACCAGCAACAATACCTTGATTTAGATTCATTCGCATCCATCCTGGTCTGCGATCGCCGAATGCTTGGTCAAACGCTGACATTGTGCGTGCATCAGCTACAGTTTGACGCACGGCAGCTGTTGTTACCATTTCTTCAGCGTCTCTTGTGTCAATATCAAGGAAGAATGAGTTAGCCGCAATGGGCGTCACGGTGTGTTCTGGGCGTATTCCACCGTACCGCCACATTGGGAAAACATTGCCACGTAAAGCCGCTTGGCTTCGCATGTGTCCATTTGACATAATAAGCGCGCACATTGCGTCATGCGACTCTTGTAGAATACCCATCGAATGTTCTAACACAGACACGTTTTTGTCATCGAGAACCAACAAAAATGAGTATGCGATGTTATTGATTGTCGCACTAGCTGCACCCATAAAATGCATGTTGACATAAACGTGGTCTGTATAGAACAATGATGTGTTGTTAGCTGCAATTTCCTTTGAGGGGTATTGTGTAGCTAATGTTGAGAGCTGATTTGCCAATTCTAATCGACGCTCCTTGAAAAACACCGATTCGTCGCCAGCTGCGGGGTATCGGTTGGTGAAGTTGTTCCCAGGATCATAATCCATGTTAGTAGGAATTGATGGATACGCGCTTATGACAGTCTCAACATTGACTTGACTGGAGGGAAATGCGTCGCAGAACATATCAACTTGGAGTATTTGATGCCTTTTTTGCCCCATCAAATTAATTTTCTTGTTTACAAACGCGTTACCGTTTGCGTCAAACGTAATTTCTGGAAGCTCGATGGTTTCCTTAACAATCGTGATTGCCATTACTTTTTGCCCCCTGCCATACTATGCGCTTTTTTTACAGCGGCACGGAATCCGCCTTTCTTCCACTTGCCAGATTGCAGCTTGTAACTAGGCGCAACTTTGTCAAATGCTTTCTTGTAAGCGCGTTGATAGGCTGTCTTGCGCTTTTTGGGCTTAGGTGTGTCCTCCACAGCCATGGTTTCGACTACTTGTTGCACATCTTCCACATTACCCCCTGTAGGCATGATAGTCTCACCGCCACGAATGTATATCTGAAAGGAGGGGTCGCTGGACAAACGAAAATACTCATGTGCTGGAATTGCAATCATGTCATAGGGGACAACTGTCTCCTGATCGGCAAGTCGATTGAGTGGGTCTAACATAATCAAACCCGCAGCTGCTAATGTTGCAGCATCAACAACCATTCGAGCGCGCTTTGGCAAAGCCTTTGATGGCACGGCTCCACGCACATCAGCAAGACGGTCTATCGCCTCCTGTTTAGATCTCTTTCGAGGCAATTACTCACCTCAGAGGTCTTGTGCTTGTGTGAGCATTTGTGTCAAGTCTTTCTGTGT